TTTTTCCAATCACCGTTACACAAGTCAACAAACTTAGCAGCATTAAGCGCTTGGACAGCACGGGCCCAAATTTGTTCGTCTGTGCAAGTACCCTCAACTTCAACCAAGTCAAAGTTTTGAGCGTTGCTACCCAGCTCATTTTCCAACATTGAAATGACTTGCGTACCGTCAGCAAGCGGAAGCGCTGTGTTGCACTTAAGACGCGGAATAGTGTGACCGTTTATATTGTGGTAAACCACACCCCCGATTGGAGCACCCGTGCAAATAATAAAACGCTCACGGGAGTAGACTTCAATACCTTTACCCCGCCGCCCTGCACCAATGTCACCTTTCACCCAAATGTGAAGGCCTTTGCCCGAGCTGCTGAGTTCTGTGTAACTGTGCGCAAAGTCAACAACCCCACTATAAAATTCAGCCATTGCTTGTGTTGTTAATAACTCAACAGGTAGCAATTGACCCGCACTATCAACGGACGTAATATCCTTAATATCAATATCAATACAAGTAAAAGGGTCAGTTTCTGCTAATACAAAACCCACCCCCATTCCATACTGGGTCGCGTAATGACAAGCTGTGTTGAAGTCGTGCCACGGCCCTTTTGTTGGGCTCGCGTTATAGACACCGTTGACGCCTACCAGATAAGGTGCTTTATCAAACCCAGCTAAACACCACTGAGGTTTTTCTTGCAACTCAATTGGCAGACGCTTTAAATCAGCGTCTACCAAATCCGTCACGCAAGTTCACCACGTCGGGAAGCTAACGAAATGCTCCAAGCGTCAAGGTAGGGTTGTATTGTTTCGCGCTCCCAGATATAAGAGCTAATGTAATTGATACGAATGGGGTGGGGCAGCATACCCCGACGCCGTGCGCTTAACACTGACGTCCGGGACACTTTTAATTCCGCTTGGATTTCGGAACAGGTTATATACTTTTTATTAAATAGTTCTTCAACGGATTCTGCTTCAGACATAGGAACTCAATTGGTTGCTGGTGTGGGGGAACGCAATATAGCGTAACCGTTAACCTTTTACAACCATTCAAAGTCACTTAATTAACTGTCTTTTAAATCCCGGTGAACCTGGCGTACTACTCGAACCTTTTCTTTAGCGTCCGCTTCGCATACTTTATATTGTTCACCAATAGCTTTCATGGCAGCTCGCAGCTTATCAAGCTCAACTGTGCGCCATGCTTTTAGACGCTCAATGTAATCGTCACGCGCTGCAATTGCTTCCTCAACAGCAACCCAGGCTTCAGCCACTTCTTGCTTTTTACCACATTGAGCTTTGCTGGTTTCACTTTTGGGGCGACCCGCTGTTTTTTCTTTGGGTATTTCATGCTGACCGTAAATGTCAGAGGGGTGTGCTTTGTTAGTCATACAGCTAATTGATAGGTCAACAAGCTCTTGCATTTTAGGGTGATTGTAAGTTGCAACAAACTCACCGTCAAAGAAGCCAACATAATTGTCGGGGTAGGCAATTTGCATAGCAATGTGGGACATGGCATACAGCGGACATGCTGTACCCATTTCAAGGTCGCAGACCTCATAAAAGGTAGTGCCCGATACTTCAACCGGTACAACAACACCTTCTGTAATTTGTTCTTGAAGACGCAATTTAGCTTCGTCAGTGCCGTGGTTTACAAGGTCGTAGAATATTTGTTGCGGTATGTCGCGCAGTGCAATAGCGAAGGTGTTGGTGTCAAGAAGGGACATGCGATAAAAGTCTGCGCTGGTATAAACACCCTCTTCTTGTATTAGTGCTTGAGCTTCAAAATAGTCCATGATATTTCCTTTACTTTGTTTAGTGGATGTGCAGTGTAATACGGAACTGTCGTGCTTTGCAAGGGGTCTACGGTACTTGGTGCTGAGGTACGGGGTAGGGGTATTATATGGGGGTAGGTTGCTGGCAGAGAATTTATGCGTTTATGCTAAGTAGCCAATTAATTAATCACTTTACCTTTGGGGACGTACCATAACCCAGTAATATAGCTATCTATAGGAATATGTACCCACCTACCCCAATATGACTATTTTATTATTTCTTATTTTATATATTATATATATTGTGTTGTTTATAGTAGTTAAGTACCAGCAATAGCTCGCTTCTGGGGTTTAGGGAAAAATAAAAAAGCTTGCCAGTAGACAACTTGACCGATGGTGGGATGCCTGGGGTAGGGGAGTGGTAAGAACTTTTGAAATCTTTTGCATAAAGTTGACCTACCCTTACAATAAGAGTTGTCTATAGAAGTTATGTCTGTTATAATAAGTTCAACAACAACGGGAAAGGGATACAAAATGAAAATTCAAGTATTGGTTCAAGGTGAAGTTACTATTTACGAAGGTGACTATGCTGCACCTCAAGACAGCACAGACGCTTATATAACAATGTGCGAAGCAGCTGACACGTTAACCGAAGCCTGGGGAGAATGCGAGCTGGTAAGCTATAGCGCCGCGCTGGGTTACCGGGTGCTTACGTTTATAGACGAGGTCGGTGGTCTGGTTGTTGTAACTTTTCAAATTTAATTGTCGAAAAGAGTAGACGTGTAGACTTATCGTGTTATAATAGGTCTACACACAAAGGGGAACACTATGTACACTTATCAAATTACCGAAAACAAAGCAACCCGCGCTTTAAACCTTACCGCCGAGCAGTTGACCTTCACCGCTAAAAACTGCCACGCTGCCGAGCAACGTGTTTGGAAAATGGAAGTTGAACTTGGTTTGCCCCGCTTTCAACAGGGTTTCGGTTCAGAGTGCTGGGAAGCAATGAGCGCTGAATTATAAATAAAGTTGGCGTGTAGACGCTGGGTTTGAGCTTAACGGTAAAGCCTGGGCAAAAAGCAGGGGTCAGCTCAGTGTTTGATTATTGTTTTAATAAACTAGGCGTGTAAACTAGACGTGCTTGACCGGTAAGCTACCCCGGCAAAAGGTAGCACTATGAAAGGAACTACTAATGGACATTTTTAATAAACAGTTTAAAACAATGCTCGCGCTTCAAAACGACATCAATAGCAAAATTGACACCGACTGGGTTACTCGGAAACGACCTTGGTATCGCGCCGCATGGGTAGAATGTGGTGAGCTAATGGAGCACATAAGTTTCAAGTGGTGGAAGGCAGGTGAACTTGACCTTGCACAAGCAAGGCTTGAGCTTGTTGACATTTGGCACTTTGGACTGAGCGCTATGTATGAAGCTTCTGCTACCGAGCCCCATTACGAAGACAGCTTATCCGCTAGTGATTGGGAATTGGCAGTAGAAAATGAACTGCAATGTTGGCTTTCTTCTGCCGGTGATTTGGAACCCTTGCGCGTTTGCCTGGAAAACTTCACTCAGCAATTGCTTGACCGCCAACGTCCGTTTCCCGTGTACCAGTTTTTCCGCCTTATGTACCAGCTTAATATGAGCTGGGAAGAGTTGTTTCGCTTGTACGTTGCAAAAAACGTTCTCAATGCCTTTAGACAGGAAAACGGCTACAAAGAAGGGTTCTATGTGAAAATGTGGTTTAACGAAGAAGACAATGTGCACCTTTCGCGCATTGCAGAAGCCCTGGACGCTACTGACCCCGACTATGCGAAAACACTACACACCAAGCTGACCCGTATTTATAGCACGGTACTTGTACACGACGAAAAATAATTGCTAAAAAAAAAGTAGACGTATTGGATATTGAGGGTTATAATACGTCTACTTTAACAGCAAAGGTGAAAAGCATGTCAAATTTAATAGCGGGTCAAGCGGTTACCATTAATCAAGGTTTCGGTCGTGTTACATTGGGCGAAGTAGTTAGCTATTCCGCTGATAAAAACAAGCTCGGTTGTGCAGGTAACTATCTGGTCAAAATTACCGGGGGTGTTAACTGCTTCAACAAACCCGCCCAAGTCGGTAAGGTGGCCAACTTCCAAGCGTCGCACGTTAGCGCTCACTAAAGGGTAATGTTATGTCTATTTTCAAACGCAAAAAGAAGGCGGGTAAACCAACGATAAAAATGTCGCCCGGACTTTGCGAAATACAACTCAAAGCAGCCTCACGCGAGCTAGTCATTACGGTTGAGGGGATACGAAGCTGCCCGCTTGCCAAGGGTGCTCAATTGCTTGAATTGCACCGACGGTTAGAAAATGTCGCGGCCCGTATTGACATATTAACCTCTACCTTGGTTGCAATGCGCAACGCTGACAAACGCATTGGCAAAGGGCTGACACATGATAACGGTTAAGGGTAAATGCAATTCTGAAATAGTGGAAGAAGTGTTTGGGGCACTGGTAACACAAGGGGTTCGCTGCATGGATAACGAAGGGACTTGCAGTTATGGCAACCCAGACGGTCAGCATTGCGCCATAGGTATGCTGCTCCCCGACACCAACCCTGCGATCATGAGGTTTAGCGGGGGCGCCCTGGAGCTGCTGAAAATAGGCGGCTCGGCACTGGGTGAAAATGAAATGTGGCTCCGCGATAACCGGGGGTTAATTTGCACCATGCAAAGTATGCACGACGTTCCAGACCTGAAGTCACGTTTGCGTTATAGAAACCGCTTGCGCGACAACTACGAAATTGACAGCAAGTCAGTTGACGCCTGGGTAAAACTGGGTGAGGACTAAAAGGAGAAAATTATGTATTTACCAACCTTTTTATATAACATGAAGCCCTGGGTAATTTTAACCGGCGCGGGGTATTCATGGGCTCAGGATGGGATGGGGTTTGCCGTTGCTGCGGCAGGATTTGGTATAGCGGGGTTATTAATCATCCGAGCTCGTGGGATACTTTAAACTTGTTATCTTGCTTCTACGGAAGTTAGCCTTTATTATTAGCAGCTAACTAGGGGTAACCATGAAACTGAAAGACGAAGATTGCGTTGTGGTGCATGTTCCGAATTACGGGGCTTGGGGCTTCAAAAGAACCGTGACCGTTAAAGTGTTTCACACCCTGACTGGTTTATGGGCGGAAAGTACCGACCTGCGCTCCGTCCATGCAAACAATAACGAAGCCTGCCGGCTGCTGGCCGAGAAGCTTAAAAGTTATCAAGGAGCACCTATGGAATTGAGCGAATTGCAAAACCCGCCAACTTTAGACAACCTTATTGTTAAAGCGCGAGAAGTGGAGCCAAAACCCAGGCCATTACGTTATTATTTAAACGTCGTGCGTGTGCTTAAAGACGAAAAGAACATGAGCGGACAGCAAATAGCGGATTGGCTGGAGGCAAACAATTGTGGTAAACACCTAGCCACGTCAATTTATAAACTACTAAGGAACCATCCCAAGGAAACGCAAGGTGAAAGTTAAAATTACAAAAGTTAAAAACGTCAAGTCAATACAGGAACGCATGGCGGGTGTTGCTGTGTGGCGCATTACCGGCCCCAGTGTTGACAATAATGAGCGTGTGACCGTCAAGTTTACTGGCACACGAAAACAAGCTGAACAAGTGGAGTTAAGATGAACGACGAAATACGAAATGACCGCGTACTAGCACACCCGATAACAGTGCCTCAGCACTACCAGAATTTCTACATGCGACCGTTAAAGCCAAGCGAATTGGCTTCGGGCATGTTAAACCTTAAGCTCGACCCTTACCGCATGGCTGACATTTTAAAGCTTGGCGGGGGTGCGCGGGAGCAAATTTTCAAAAAGGCTGTCCGGTGGGACACCAAAGGTCAAAGCGAGCGCGAAGTTATTAATGAAATAATGCAAGCTTGCACACGCCGCTTGGAAATGCTGGACGAGGACGAAACGCCAATGTCAATTGTACCCCCGGCAGTTCCAGTTCCATCCCCGCCGTCACCGGTTGTACCGAAACAGGGTATTTGAAATGAACACTAACGAACACAAGTTTGCTGTTAACCTAACCCTTAACCCAAATACTGACGAAACGTATATTAAACTTGACGGAGTGGAGCTAAGCGGGGTCACTGACATCACAATGCGAGCCGGGGCTAATGGTTTCACGAACGTAGTTTTGGGAATGGAAGTGCCTGTGCTTGCCACGTTAACCGGTGAGCTTAGTGTTAACGCCAAGCTCTGCGACCAGTATGAAAGCTGTTTATTCCTGGCAACAAAGGAAGCACTTGAGAAGCATGAAAAAGAATGGGGTGCCCCGTTTGCTGGTCGCGAACAGATGGGAAGCGAAATGGCGGGGTTTGCTGCCCTTATGCTGGAAAGCATAGTTAAGCACTTACCAACACCAAAGGAATTACCTGATGAGACTGTTTCTTAACTCTATTGCTGCCATTTTGTTGGCGGTTACCGGGGGGATTATTATGTATGAGGGCGTTCCGCTTTTCCTAAATCAAGAGGGCTTGTTGCCTGCATTGGTACTAGGTGCCTTGTCTGTAGCGTGTATTTATGCTTCAATAGTGCTCTACGTTTTAAACCAGGCGTTAAAGTTGAGAGTTAAAAAGGAAAGTTGTGGACCGACAACTAAAATATGTCCTGCATGTGGTAATACGAAGCTAGTGCTGCTCACCAGCTTGAATGTGAAACTATGCCCCGAATGTCACAACACCATTCCATGGAAGCTTGAAAAAGACCAGCCTTCACTATTAACAAAACAAAAAGGGTAAAAATGGCTATCAACGTAAGAACAAAAGGGCAAACCGGGGAGCGTGAGGTTGCTAAAATACTGAATCGCATTATTGGTGAGGTTCGCGGAAACTTGGAACTGCCTCAATACGCTAAAGAAGACGAATTATTTCAGCGTAACCAAAACCAGTCCGCCGTTGGGGGCAGTGACCTCAGCTCACCAATGCCTTTGGAGTTCGAGGTAAAGCGCCAGGAAGCCTTATCAATTAATACTTGGTGGAAGCAAACCCTAGCGGCAGCTAAGCGGGTTGACGGAATACCAATTCTTATTTACAGGCAAAATAATAAGAAGTGGCGGGTAATAATGTACGGTGAGCTTCCACTACTGCACGACAATGACCCCCGCTATTTAGCGCTTCCAAAGTGTCGGGTGGAAATAGACTTACCCACTTTCGAGCAGTGGTTTTCGCAATTCTATTTCAATTGGCTATCCAAATAAGAAACAGGGATTGAAATTCCATTATGATTTAGCTTATACTCGCGCAATTAATATACGTCAATGGTGACTGTATGAGTTTTGAGGGTATGGGCCCTTCCGCAAATTTACACCCCGATCTAAGTGAACCTGAGTTAAGTGAAAGCGACCTTCTTCTACGACAGGAATTCGTTCGCTTGTACATGACAAAGCGCAACGCTTATGACGCCTGCCTTAAGTTGGGTTTCCTTCCGTCTTACGCTAAAGACTGGTCAGCAAACTTTATGAAAGACGGTTATGTCCGTCGGCTAATTGCTAAAGCTGAACAGGAAAGGAACCCCGACGGACGCTACACCCCCCGTCAGCTTGAGCTTATTGCTCAGCTTGACCGCGAAGCTAATTACTTCGGGGCAGGGTGCGCTCACGGTTCCCGGGTAACCGCAATTCTCGGTCTTATGAAACTTGAAGGTATGGATCAACAAGTGGAAGAAGCTACGAAAGGGCCTCGGGGTGGTGTTATGGTGGTTCCGCAATTAACTGACGCTAATACATGGGGTGAGGTTGCGCTGAGTTCGCAAGTTTTATTGAAGGAAACTGTACGCGAATAGAAAAAGCCAATTTGCAGCCATTGCGCGAAAACCTGTATTATTAGCGTTTATTAGCTAGCTTCTAGCTTCTTAAATAATGGGCGGAGTTTAGTTGATGGGTGAAATGGTGGGTTGGATAATGCTTGCGCTCACTGGGGTAGGTGTTGTCGGGGGAATAATTATGCGCGACAGGCACATTTTTAGAACCATTGAAGACGGTGACGCGGCTGTTCATTCCCGGGTAAATGACCTCCAGGTTCGCGCTATTACGAAAGACGAACTGGACATGCGAATGCGAGCTATTGAAAACGGCCTCACTGGTTTAAGCGATGCGCAACGCGAAACCAATAAAAGAATAGACACGGTGCTCACATTAATGATGAAACGAAATGACTGATTTTGACAAAGTTTTTGACCGGGTATTCCTTAACGAAGGCGCATACCAAAACAACCCTAAAGACCGTGGAAACTGGACGGGCGGTAAGGTTGGAAAGGGACGGTTACTGGGTACGAAGTTTGGCCTTAGTACTATGTCTCACCCTCATTTGAACATTCCCAATATTACCCGCCAGGACGCCAAGGTAGTTTACAAGCAAGATTGGTGGGACGAACTTAATATGCAAGCTTATCCGGCATCACTGGTTTACCAGCTATTTGACGCCGCTATTAACCACGGTGCATTCCAAACGATTAAAATGCTGCAACGTGCGGTGAACACCAAAACCGACGGAATAGTTGGGCCAAAGACACATGCTTGCATTGTGGTCACAGAAAAGAATGACTTGCTGTTCCTTTTTATAGCTCAACGTCTATTGTTTATAACTGGCATAAAAACATGGAAGTCCTTTGGTAAAGGTTGGGCGCGTCGTATAGCCCACAACCTGATTTACGCAAGCGAGGACAATTAAAATGATCACTGAGGTTGTTATTTTAGTTCACGGCTTTAACGTTTGGGACGGTGGGCGTGGAACAGTGGGTAAGCTAACCCCGTTTTTTGAAGACCGGGGAGCAATGGTTTCGGTTGTGAATTACGGTTGGTTCGGTATTGGTCGCACCTACCTCAAGAACAAAAAGGTAGCAAAGAAGCTTTCTAAACGGATCAACCGACTTCAATTTGAACACCCTAAAGCTAAAATATTGCTCGTTGGTCACTCTAACGGTTGTGCAATTATTAATGAAGCGGCAAATAGCTTTTCCCTATGCGCGGAAAAAGCGGTCTACATAAACCCTGCACTGAACGCTAATACTAAAAAGCCAAGCTTTATTAAAAAGCTGGACGTGTGGCATTCCCCTGGCGACCGCGCTGTTAAGTGGTCTCGCTGGTTACCGTTTCACCCGTGGGGAACTATGGGTGCAATTGGTTACGTTGGCACCAACCAAACCGTCCGCAACTTTGATAAACAGAATAAGTGGGCGCCTAATTCGAGCTCAAAACACAGCGACGTCTTTAAAAAGGACAAGCTTAAATTCTTCGGACCCCTTATTGCTAGTAAGTCGCTCAACCGTTAATGAGCGCCTTAGCTGACTCAATTGTCGACAGCGAAGTAATATGGGAACCGCTAAAGGGCTCACAAGTTCTAGTGATGTCCTGTCCATGCAACCATATTTTATATGAGGGGACACGCGGCCCGGGTAAAACTGACGCTCAGGTTATGTTTTTTCGGCGCTTTGTTGGTCTTGGGTATGGGCCATTTTGGCGCGGTGTTATCTTTGACCGTGAATATAAGAACCTCGATGACCTTATTTCAAAGTCAAAAAGGTGGTTCCGTTTGTTTGGTGACGGGGCGAAGTTTATTAGTAGCACGGCTCAGCTAAAATGGGTCTGGCCCACCGGGGAAGAGCTTTGGTTCCGGGTAATGAAAAACGAACAGGACTACTGGAATTATCACGGGCACGAATTCCCTTTTATTGGTTGGAACGAGCTAACTAAGCAGCCGACAGAAGACCTTTACGATATGGCAATGTCGCTAAACCGAACGTCTTTCCTACCCGAAAAAAACACCGTTATTGACAACGAAACCAGTGAGCTGCTACAGCTACCTGAAATCCCCCTTGTGGTTTTTAGTACAACCAACCCCTATGGCGTTGGACACAACTGGGTCAAGCAGCGGTTTATTGACCCCGCACCCCCGGGCAAAGTAATTGAAATGACGCGGGACGTCTTTAACCCGCGAACACAACAGCGTGAACCGGTTACGAAAACCCAAGTCAGGCTCTTTGGTTCCTATAAAGAAAACACCTATTTATCACCTGAATACATTATGGAACTTGAGTCCATTACAGACGAAAATAAGCGTCGCGCTTGGTTGTGGGGTGACTGGGACATTACAAGCGGCGGCATGTTTGACGATGTGTGGTCTGCTCAATTTAACATTGTTGAACCCTTTAACATACCACCAGAATGGCGGGTGTTTCGTTCTTTTGACTGGGGTTCAAGCGCTCCCTTCAGTGTTGGTTGGTGGGCTGAAAGCGACGGGTGTGACTTACTGCTAGCAGACGGCAGTTGGCGTTCTACCGTAAAGGGAGACTTGTTTAGAATAGGTGAGTGGTATGGTTGGAGCGGTAAACCAAACACAGGCCTACGAATGCTAGCAACGCAAATCTCAAAAGGTATCATAGAACGAGAGTTAAAAATGGGGCTTTATGGACGGGTGAAACCCGGGCCCGCGGACAACTCAATTCATGACACGGAAAACGGTTCTTGCATTGCGCAGGACATGGCAAAGAAAGTAACTATTGCAGGCAAGACGTATAAAGGGGTATTGTGGTCAAGGAGTGACAAGTCCCCGGGAAGTCGTAAAAACGGTTGGGAGAAATTGCGGGTTGCTATTTTTAACGCGCAACCAGACGGTGGCCCCCGGGAGTTCCCGGGTATATTTTGCTTCCGCACTTGCCAGGACGGGTTTATAAGAACCGTCCCAACATTACCCAGAAGCTTGAAAGACTTAGACGACGTTGACACTGACGCGGAAGACCATGTTGGTGACGAAGTGCGTTATGTTATACTTTCAGTAGGAGACAGGTTTTCTGGCGGTAAAACAACAGGTCATTTTTAAGAGGTTATTATGTCAGTCAAAAGTGTTCACCCTTTATACAGTACCATGGAAGCAAAGTGGCGCAGAGGTGCAGATAGTTACGACGGTGAGGACGCTATTAAAGCGGCGTCAACAGCATACCTTCCCGCAACGGGTGGACAAAAGCTTGACGGTCAGGGCACGGGTGGCACAGAAGGTGAAGCGGATTATGACGCCTACCTTATGCGAGCGGTCTACCCCTCAATTTACCAAGACGCGGTTGAAGCTGCAATTGGTATTATGCACCGGGAGCCCCCAACCATAGAGCTTCCCCAAGTGCTTGAAAGCCTGATGGAAGACGCAACGTTATTGAACGAACCGTTGCCCATGCTGCTTCGACGCATTAATGCTCAACAATTAATTACCGGTCGCGTTGGTTTGTTGGGGGACGTGCAAAAGAAAGACGGGGTTGATAAGCCCTTAGTTGCGCTTTATACAGCGCTCGCAATTGTTAATTGGAACGACGCCTCTGAAGACGAAGACGAAGCGTCAAAGTTAAACATGGTGGTACTCGACGAGTCCACTTATATGTTAAATGAAAACTTTGTGTGGATACACAAGCCTCAATTTAGGGTTCTGGGTTTTACGGACAACGACGGGAAAATTTCGTCTTCCGGTACTTATGGTTCCGCTTTACTGGGTGAAGGTGGAGACATTGCAAGCGCTGTTTTTACAAAACCCGGTATTATGGGCGCCACTTTAGACGCCATACCTTTTTCTTTTGTTAACAGTAAAGACACGTCGTCGTCCCCAGACAACCCGCCGCTTGACGGTCTTGCTAAAATATGCCTTGCTATTTACCGGGGTGAAGCAGATTACCGTTTGAATTTATTTATGCAAAGCCAGGACACGTTGGTTCGCATTGGCGGTGCTGCGGATCCCGACGAAAGCGTTCGGGTTGGTGCAGGTTCCCGCATTGACGTCCCGCTTGGTGGTGACGCGAAGTATATCGGTGTTACTTCGGTTGGCTTAACAGAGCAGCGCGAATCGCTACAAAATGACTATGGCCGCGCTGTGCAAAAAAGCGGACAGCTTATTGACACCACGAGCCGCGCAAAAGAAAGCGGGGACGCGCTACGCATAAGAGTCGCAGCGCAAACTGCTACCCTTCCCCAGATTGCTAAAACCGGAGCAGCGGCTCTACAGCAAGTGTTGCGAGCGCTTGCGCGGTGGTATGGTGCAAATGAAGAGGAAGTTATAGTTACCCCCAACTTAAACTTCACTGAAGGCGATCTAAACGGCAAGACGCTTCTTGAAATTATGCAAGCCAAAGCGCTTGGCGCACCAATTGCAGAAAAGTCGGTTCATGCTTGGATGCAAGACCAAGGGTTTACCAAAGAAACCTACGACGACGAAATTGCAATGCTGGACGAAGAAGAACCGCTACCGGGGACTGACATTATAAGTCCGGTTGACAAAGGAGCTGAAGGTGAAAAGTAACATTGTGGTCATTACAGGCAAGGAAGCCAAAGAAGCAGTACTAAAAGAGTTTGCTACTATTAAAAAGCGGAAAGCTCAATTGCGGGCTATGGGTGCAAATAGCTTTGAGGGTGTGACGGTTAAAAACGGTAAAGCGGTGACGCTTAATGCCTGACGTTAAGTTATTTTTCTTAAACTCCGCTGGCGTTGAGAATGAAGCTGACCGTCTTTTATTAGCTAGCAAATATGAGGACATGATAAACGACATTGCCCCTCTGCTTGATGCGAAAAACGTCAATTGGCAATTTTACATGGAACAAACGGGCGACAAGACTTACAACATTGTCGTTTCAACCGGGTTGGAAGACACGTTTAGGCTTGAGCGTTCAATTGACCTAAAGTATGGGGTTATTGACCACAAGCTATTTGAGCTTTCATACGAATACCAAAACAAGGGGATTGCTAATCACGTTGCAAAGTCTACGTTAGCGCTCCGTGATGCTTTTAAGCTTAATGTTGCCCAAGTACAAGCGGGGTTGGACGTTGGTGGGTACGCTTGGCTGAGGAAGGGGGCTGTCCCCAATAACAGCATTCGCTACATTGAAAAAATTGCAAAAACAGGCGGTTTCTATACCAAGTTAAATAACAAGTTTCTTGCCGTTACAAGCAAGATGAACGACAAAGAGCTTAGGGCTTTTGTCTTGTCAAAAGGGTTTAGCGAATATAAAGAACTATTTCTTGAAACGAATTGGAACGGTATATTTGACTTAAATGACCGGGACGTTTTGGATGCTATGGTTGGGGAGTACAAGGAGCCCGAGCCAAAACCAAAACCCAAGCCAAAGCCAAAACCTAAAACGCAGGCGGTGATCCGTGGTGCGGGTGCTGGCAAACTTACTGCCAACGAAGACATTTTAGACAAGTACATTAGACACCAAACGCATTTGATAAGGTACGCTGGCGGCTTAAGGAACAAAACTGAGAAGCTGATAATAAAGACGGAAAAGGAGCTACACGATACCATTCTTAAATGGACAACCAAAGCACCCGGTAGAGCTTTGGTTGGGAAGAAAGGACGCGCTTGGCAAAGGGAATTTGAAGACGCTTTAAAAGGTGTCCGTGTACCAGCATGGAAACAGGTGCATGAAATTATCGACGCTGAGCTCAAGGTACTTGCTTCAAACGAAGCGGTGGTAGCAGCAACCGTTATTGAAGGCGCGGTTCCCGTTGCTTTAAATATGGGTTTACCTTCTCCCGCGCACTTGACCGCTATTGTTAACAGCCAGCCATTTGAGGGTCGTACTTTGCGGGGGTGGATGAACACCACGGCAAAAGCAGACGTTGACCGCCTTCTCCAGTTCGCGAAAGTTGGTATTGTGCAAGGTAGAACGCCTACACAAATTGCCCGGGAAGCTATTGGGTCAAAGGTTTTTAAATACCGTGACGGGGTGGCGCGAAAAGCATTGCGTGACAATGAGTCCGTTATTTTAACGCTAACAAACGGGGTGCAGAACGAAGCAAAGCAGGCGCTCTATGAAACGAACGCCGACATTGTTAAGCGTGAGCAGTTTGTTAGCACCTTGGACGCACGGACGACGTTGGTTTGTGCCGTAAACGATAATAAGACCTTTGCCCGGGGTCAAGGGCCTATACCACCTTTGCATTTTCGGTGCCGCTCAACACGGGCAAAGGTC